CGTAAGTCCGCGTGGGTTCGAATCCCACACGATGCACCAGCTCTAGTGGCGCAGTTGGTTAGCGCATCGGTCTTATATACCGAAGGTCGTGGGTTCGAGTCCCACCTGGAGCAATAAATTGTAAATTATAAGAATTATAAATTATACAACATACCAAAAAACAAAACAGCATCGTTGGCCGAGTTGGTCTAAGGCGGCAGATTTAAGCTCTGCTGGGCGTATGCCCTCGTGGGTTCGAATCCCACACGATGCATCCGTTCCAGTGGCGCAATGGATAGCGCACCAGCCTTCTAAGCTGGGGGTTGTGGGTTCGAGTCCCATCTGGAACGAAAAAATTAAATTTTTATTTAAAATTTTCATTTTTTATCGTGAATAATCGTGTTTATATAAAATTGAATATATAAATAAAATATTTACATTATTTAACAAATACATAAATTATATTGTAATGGGTCGAAAAAATGATTGTGAACGTTGGGAAAAAGGTCGTAAGAAGAAAGAAGATAAGTTTAAAAAGAATTTTCAATTATGTGGGAAGTATTCATCCAAACATGTTCGAAATAAACTGAACACACAAAACGAGACTGTTCAATAGAAAACTTAAATAAATATATTACTCCCGTGTAAAATTGAATCTATCCAATCTTTTTATAAAGTCCCTTTATAAAAATGCCTGCACCTAGGTGTTTTATGTGTAGGATATATGATGGAGATGTCCAAGAAAGGTCCCTAAAATGGCACGTCAGACCTAAAAAGAAGTATAACAAATCGGATTACTTTGATAATTTGTTGGTAGATTTGTGTACGAGTTGTTGGGAGTGCAACAAAGACCATTGTCTGGTTGGTTGGGATTGGTATGATGCTGTGGATGGACTTAAAATATCTTCAGATGTTTAGACGCTTCCTTACACAACAATAGGTTAAAATATAATTAAATAAAAATATAATAAAAAAATAATAAAATATAATAAACTATAATAAAATAAAAATTTATATTTTTTATTTAATTAAATAATTATAATTTACTTGTTATTCTCAATACAGAAATTTGTCCAAACATTGATACACTTAATCTGAGGTGTCATTGAATATGACCCTTGATATTCTTTTACCAACTCCCCTCGCAGAAGTGGTGTTCCATCAAGTGTATGACCTACTATATACCATCCACCTTTCACACCCATAAATTCTTTTCCACAATATACATTTTCATCCTCGCGATAAAGTTGGAGTCCAATGCTTTCAGTCAACTTCTCAATCACATTCTTAAAATTACCAGAACTTACGTATGCAAACTGAAATTTTCCATATGGTGTTATAATATTGTATGGAGAACCATAATATTTCTCGATAATTAGACCTTTAGTTGTCTGTACATTAGAATTAAGCATATACTTGTCCAATTTGTTAAAATCAACTATACTATCAAAGGTTCCACTTGGATCATTTTTCACAATTTCAACAATGTGCTTTGCAATTGCAATTGCATCTCCAAACACATATGTCATATGAGGAGTGTGTTATGTATAAACATTAATTTTTCAATTTTAAATTTTGTAATTTTATATATCCTTAATTTTGTAATTTTATACTATGATTTATATCTCCTTATTTTTGATATTTATTTAAGCAACTTTCACATATAGCGTGACCACAAGGTCGAATAGGTCGTTGTGCCGAAACTTCTTCAATACATATACAACATTTACTTTCAATAAAAACTAATGAATCTAATTTCTCGACTTTACTACGACACATTGGACATTTACCAAGGTAATGTAAATTACATTTACAAAATATAGGATCAGCATCGCAACATAATGTAAAATTACAGGCGTGTGGCCAATTATCCGAACAACAATATACATTACAATATCCTCTTTCTTTCCAGAAATTGTCATCAGTATATTTTTTGTGTATTGATTTATGTAATATAAAACCATTGTATCTGATAGCACAATTGCTTTTTAATTCTTTATGAACATTATTTATATTATTTCTCCATAATGCTTTCATTATTTATATTTGAATAAATTCTGTCAAATATGTTTATATAAATTTAAAAATTTTATACTTACCCCCCTCAAAATTGAAAGTTAGTTTAAAAACAAAAAACACAGTCGTTCTAAATGACTTCAGTTTCTGCCTCTGTACCTACATCTGCGTTCAGATCTGATATTCAGATGAGTCCAGAGCTTTTCGACGAGCTCACAACTGCGGTGCAAATGATCCAAGAGATTCAGAATATAGTTGGCAGTAATTTTGCCACCAAGGGTGGAGCAAATTATCTCGAGAATTACAATCCCCTACAAGACGATGGATTTAAGGGTATATTTACTCCTGGTATAGGTCAGACAATCTTTGGTTCTGGTCTTATACTTGAGCAATTCGTTACTGATGATAGTCTTCCGACTCGAATGTGCACAAGTATCGGTGGATTTGTAATTGGAACATTCACCAATTCGGGTGGAAAGAAAATTCAAGCATACCGAGAGGCATTCAACCTAATTAAGGACAAGTTTCATTTGCGACTTAACACACCCCTAATTAAGGGTGATGGAGATACAATTAGTGATATAGGACCATTCTATTCAATCAATCATCCTAAGTTTCCTAATATTGGAACTTCTCCAGTCCTTACAAAGACTGAGGATTACATTCCTTTCGATGTGTGTATAAGGTTGTGGAATGAGTTCAGGACATTGTATGCAGTGTAAATATAAAATAATCATAACAAAATAAATAAATAAATTTTTATTTTACTTAAGGAGGATTATTAGGGTCAAATGGAGTAGACCATTCACTTGTTGCTAAAATAGCAAGAATTTCACTATGCGTATATTCTTGTGTTTTAGTAGTCAATGAACTAACAGATGAAGGCATTGAAGTATCATATTTTACAAATGTTTTTGTTTCATCAATACTTTTTCTCAAAGAATTCACATCACTTTCACATACTTGCGAAAAATCTATAGTTCCTATCTCAGATGCATCAAAAATTACCCACCGTATATTGGCAAATTCTTCCATATATAACTTTATATGTGATTTTCTTTTAAATTGTTTATAGTATTCAATAAAATTATTATCTTTATTTATAATATAAAATGATATCTCAATCAGGTTTAGTTAGTTCACTTAAAGGTTCAGTTAAGGGAGTACCAGTTTTATTAGTTGCATTTGTAGTTACAGTAAGTTTATTTTTATTAAAAGCATACCTCGTTCAATGGTCATGGAATAGTGTTGTACCAAGATTATCTGATGATAATAAATGGAATAATCTCGAATATGTCGATGCACTTTTCCTTACCCTCTTAGTAGGTGTTCTTTTAAGTTGCGGATGTTGCCATTAAATAAATAAAGTAAAAAATCCCAATTTTATTAAAAAATTAAGAAAAATTAAGAATAAATTTACATTGTAATATTTAAGAAATCAATACGTTTCGACACATAGGACAGGTGTTTTTCCCCTTAATCAACCATTCCTTCATACAAGGAACACAAGTTCCATGTGGATTTTTCCCACATTGGATAAGAGGAACTTGCTCCATACAACACGGACAATCCCCCATTATTGTCGAATCAGGATCAAGATATTTTTCAACCTTCGTATATAGAAGCACATCCGTACTATTCCATTCATTAAGAAGAGAAATTATAATACTTGTATAGTCCTGTGGGTCATCTTCTAGATTATAATTTACACCATCACGAACACCAATGATGGAATCATGATTAAAAGTTCTAGGTGGGGGTGACGTCGATACAGTTGTATCAGATGATGGAGATGATGGAAACGAAGAAACAGAATAATTCCAATATGTTGGAGGTGACATCAAAGATGACATTTGTGGTGACACTGGAGGTGACACTGACAATGAAGGAGACACTGGAGGTGACACTGACAATGAAGGAGACACTGGAGGTGACACGGAAGGAGAAATCAGATACTGTTCAAAATCAAATGATGGAGGAGATGGAATTTCTAGTTGCATTGGGTTATTGCGATGCAAATGACACGTTTCACCAATTTGTCGGACAGAACGACGACAAGGACGACCAGAAATGGTATATTGTCCACACGTTGCCATTTCCTAGGAAAGGAGTATATGTTACTCCATATAAACTTTCAATTTTCGGGGGGTATATTATAAAAAAATATAAATAAAATATAATAAAATAAACCTATAAAATTGAAGCAACGATTCTACGTTTTAGTGAGAAAGGTATATGTTTCTAACTATAAACCATACCTATTGTATCTTGCTCTTTATTCTAAATATAACTATTATTTATGGCAAGAATGCATATTTCTCATCTATTCACAATACTGACTTTGTTCCTTTTACAACAAATGATATTATTAAAATTAAAACATATATACCGAATGAAATTCTCCAATATATAAACAGTAATGTAGAAAAAAATCTTAAACATATATTTGTGAAAATGATATCTATGAATAGTTATTGGTTGTTTTCAATTGTTATTCTTTCTATTGGGATTTCCATTAAATTTGTTCAAATAATGAAGAAGATTATCATTAATACAATTAAATTTGTTATTAATACGTCATTTGTACTGATTACAAGTGTATGTATTACAATATCTATTCTTAACCTAATATCAAAATCACCCCAATTAACTATTGAATCTCAATAAATCATAAATATTTCAATAAATCATCATATCTTTTTTTACAATCAAATCATTTATACTATTTGTAATTTTCCAAAATAATCTGTTATCAATATCAGATAAGTAATAATCATTTTTCGTATCTATTATTTCAGAGTTGAACATTGTAAAATATTCGTTTTTATCTGATTTTACTTCCAATTCTATAATATTTTCTGAATCACTTATAAATCTAATATTTTTTTTAGATAATTGCATTTTTTTACCAAATTCAATATATATTTGTATATCTTTCCAATTTAATCGTATTTGAACAAATGTTTCTGTATCTTTTGACCCACCATAATTTATATACTGTCCTCTATTAACACCATCATTTTGTGGTAATTTTAGATATTGATATTCTTTGGAAATCAATTTATCAATAATAGACATAATATGACTTTGGAAGACATCATTTAATATACCTACACGGTCAAAATATTCAAGACGATGTTCAACATTCTCCGTTTCAAATAATGTTATTGTTATTAATTTTAAAGTATTATTTCTCAAAATAGTACTATTTAATTCATTTATACTTTTCATATTCTTAATTGATGATTTACATCTATAATGGTCAATAAGTTTGAAATCTTGTTCATTTATGTAATTTTTTATTCTGTTTTGGTATTCAATATATGTTTCAAGATTAGAACCGAATGGTTTTTCAACAAGAAATGATACTGAATATTTATCATAAATACCAGATATTTTAATACATTCAATTATATTTATTGACACATAGTCTGGAACACCACAATAAATAATTAATTTATCATCACCATTATATTTTTGAAGTTCAGAAAATAAAGACAAATATGTTTTTATATCATTATAATATCCTTGAATATAACTAAAATTTTGTAAAAAATTCTCATCATAATTGTATTTGTCGTTGTGTCCGTCGTTGTCGATCCAATTTTTCTCAAGAGACTTATTTATAAGTTTATGAAATGAAATATTATCAAAATTGCTTCTTCCAATACCAATTACTTTAAATTTATATTTTACTTTATCACATATATTTGATTTAAATAAATCATATAATCCAGGGTACACCTTTTTTTTGTGAATATCACCTGATGCACCGAATAGGATAATCATATTGTATTATATTATAAATTAATTTTAAATATTAATTCGATATTTAATTATTTTTATTTGATATAGATATAGATGAATATAAGATATGAATTATCTAAATCATTAGATATTGCGTTTATTAGTATAGTATATTTCGTTATTGGAATAGTCATAGCAGAATTAATCGATAAATTAATTAATTTTAGAAAACCAAACACAAAAGAACCAGTCAAAATAAATAGTTTACGAATGGTATACAATATTCTTGAAATACTTTTACATATTGCAATTGTTACTATTGCATATCATCTTATACGAGAACACTTTATAAATTGTTGTATTCCATTACCTTTTTCTAATATATTTGGATACAAATATAAAATAACTGAGAAAGCCGGAACAATACTTACATCATTTGCGTTAATAATGGGTTCAGATAATCTTGTGCGAAAAGTTAAAAATGTCGTTGAAGCAATTGAAAAATCATTAGGTGTATCATCACCAACTGAATAAGTTAATCAAAGTAATTAAATTATTTTATATGTATATTATAAATATGCCTAAATGCAAAAATGATGAAAATAAAACTTATATCGGAACAGAACCATCTCCAAAAGGTCGAGGTTGGTGTGCTCACGCTGAAAAATTTGGAACAGTTAAAAAAGGTCTCGATGGATTTATGTGGAAAATAGTTCGTACAATAGATAATATTAAAAGATGGCAAAGAGTTGTTATACTTAATAAAAAACCAATAAAACCAATAAAACCAATAAAACCAATAAAACCAATAAAACCAATAAAAACAATAAAAACTCCTAAAATAAAAATATTCAAGATTTTTAACAAAAATATAAAAAAATCACAAATCCAATTTAAATTCAAAGCAACCAACAAATCTATATATGAATTATATGGTGAATATATTATTCGAAGCATATACTATAGCGGAAATCTCGGTATAACAAATATTATTAAATACTTTAATCTTGAAAAACGATATAATATTAAAAAATTTTTGAATAATAACAACAAATATATAACATATCCAAAAATTAAAAGTATAGTAAAAAAAATGATATCCATAATAAATAAGAAACTTAAAAGAAAAACTACCGAAAAGGAAATTATAAGCGTTCTATCAAATATACCTAAAAATGTAATAATGTTTTGGAATGATTGGGCATTACATAAACTAAAATATTCTTATAACGATGCAAATGCCAATGCAAATGCAAATGCAAATGCAAATATCAACACCAATGCAAATATTTCTAATAAAACATCTTTAGATAAAAAATATATTGTTAACAATGATACAATAAAAAAAATGATATTATCTGTATTATGTGAATTGTATAATAATGAATCATTATATGATTTTGACATAAACTTTATTTTCTTTTATAAAAAATGGGACATTTTAAACAATGAAATGATAGAAGATTTAATGTTAAAAAAACTAATTAGTATAATTGAAGTATAATTGAAGTATAATTGAAGTACAATTTTTAATTTGATAATTTATAATATTATATATTATAATTTACTTTAAGATAAACAATTAATAATAAATAAATTATTTCCATGAATAATAATGAAAATTATTCCATACATTCAACAGATTCCAATAGTTTTTTAAATAAATTACATAATCTTACAAAAGAAAGTGGAAAACGGTTGAATTGGGATGAATATTTTATGTGTATGGCGGTTTTAACATCTATACGTTCATCGTGTGAACGTCTTCATGTAGGATGTGTTCTTACTAAGAATAATCGTGTAGTAAGTGCTGGATATAATGGATTTTTATCTGGAGCACCACATCGTTCAATTGTTCGAGATAATCATGAACAATGTACTGTTCACGCAGAACAAAATTCTATTACAGATTCTGCAAAAAGAGGTGTTTCATTAGAAGGTTGTACAGCATATGTTACACATTACCCGTGTTTAAATTGTGCTAAACTTCTTGTATCATCAGGAATAAAAACGGTTAGGTATAAAGAAGATTATAAAAACGATGAACTTGTTGAATATTTATTTAATCAAGTAAATATTGACATAGTTAAAATGAAATAATCAAATAATCAAATAATCAAATAATCAAATAATCAAATAATCAAATAAATTTTGTAAAAAAATATTTAAAATTGAAATGTTGTTATATAAATATAACATCTTTTATATTATAAATGTATAATACGAGATCCATTAAAGATAAAAATGTAGATGAAATAAAAAGAAAATCATCAAAAACCACAATAATTGTCAAGAATCATTTAGCTGTAAAAAATAAACAAATCGCAAACACATTAAGTAAAGCGGAACGGGAACAAAAAATAACATATGAAAGAACTAAACCTATCAAAAGTGAAAACCCAAATAGTTTTGGTATCGAATATGAAATTCCTATATTAACAATAAAAAAAGATGATTTTAAAAATTTAAAAAATAATGGTGAATATTCTAAAAATATATTGACATTGGATGCGGAACCATTTATCTCCGAAGATTTTCGTGATGGTGGAAAACGTGATATTTATATAGAATTCATATCAAAACCAATGCGATTTAATAATTTGGAATTTATTAAAAATGATAGTGAAGAAAGAGAAACTGAATATGATGATTATGAGTGGTACAAAAAAGAAAATAAATCTGTTAGAATGGGTTCAATGTCTCGAATATTGGGGCAACGTAGTAAATTTAGATTTTTAGAACATATTAAATATATTTGTAGAACATATTTTGATAAATATAATCTAAATGAATATAATGGAACTCCTCAAATAACATTCGGTATAGAATTAAAACGTCTACCTAAATTATATCGTGAAGTATGTCATCTAATGCATAAAACACTGAAAGATAATAAATGTATTGATTATTATTTTCAAAATAAAGAATTTATAAAAAAATGCTATTCTTATAACGAAAAAAATTATCTAGATATTGAATCAATAATTGACAATTCATCGTCAAATTTAATCGGTTTTATATTTATATGTATGCATTATATATCTATATTTGATGCCGGTCATTATTCTTATGGTAAGACAGATAATAATACTGGAATGAAAGGTTCGCCGTATCTAATGACACGATTCTCATTCACGTATATATATGATATTTATTTGAATCATGAAGAAAAAGAACAATTCCAAAAATTTACAGAAAATTTTGACCACAATACAAATCAGATATACAATAAAACTATTAAAATGTCAATGCATTTACATACTAAAAAACATATTAAAGATAATTATTTTGAAATTCTTGCATCTAATTTCCTACGAAGTATATATGATAATAAAATTAGAAATATAATATATAAACAATTTATTAAAAGATTTAATAATCAAGTTGATAAATATGAATGGAAACGATTTATTATAGATAAACATAATACAATTCACGGAGAACCGATTGTAGATTACTTTAATTCTACCGATGATATAAGTAACGATATATTCTCTCCTCCTCTTGGTGAATTACATCCTGATGGAAATGTATTTTATAAACACGAGTTTGAAGGTATTTATGAAAAAAATGAAAATGGAAATAAATTATGTAAAAATAGTATGGGTACATATGAAAACTATGATAAATTAAATCAACTTCAAAGAAATAATCAAGTTGTTTTACTTGAATGTAGACGATTAACCCCACGACATTATAATATAAAAGGTTTTGAAGAAGCACTAACATTGATACACGACCATATATGCCAAAAAGTATTGAATTAAAATTAAAAATAAAATATTTAATTTAAAAATTTTTAATTAAATATTTTAATTTTTAGTATTTACTTGTTGTGATGGCTCCAACAACAAGCGTCTGAAACCCTAGAACCGATGTGAAAATCAGTGTCCGAAGTAAAGACAATTGGTGTTTCAACAGAACAAGGAAACCACCTAAATTTATGACAGTTCTCAACCTTGCACTTTGTTGCCTTTAGCAACTTGTGAAAGACAGAATGTTTGAACATCATTTCTGGAGATTGCTCATAACTATTACAATTCGGACATTTCCCACAACGACAATAACCACAATTGCTGAAGAATGGTCCCTCAGTATGACAATGAGAACACCAATTTACTTCCAACTCAAAATTCTTAATAATTTGTTGAAGACTGTTAAACCAACGGGTATTAATACGTTCACACTCTTCATTCTTCGTAATTTCATTACGACATTGTTTCTCATAGTGTTCTTGAGAATTACGAACAACACTAGGAACGTCAAAAGAGAATGCACTTGGGGACATCATTTAGAATAATGTTCTGTTTCTATAAAAAAAATAGAATTCAATTTTAAATTATTAAAAAATTTAGTAATTTTATTTACATCCATTCATTACCATTCCATTGACGTTCTTCTTCATCTTCGTCATAATAATCACTTTTACTTATATTATCTGGACCCCAAAGGGGTTGAAGATTTGTATAGTGAAAGCATTTATGACGTTCTTCTTCTATATCCAAGTCAAAACTAGCACATGGTTTAATATGGTCGATATGCCATTCTCCTTGATTTTCCCAAGTCATTCCTTCAATAAATTTATTTTCCAAGTGTATTTTTAAAATTTCTAAAGAACACCCTACATATTCCATTGTATGTTTTTTATTTTTTCTAGAGGAAAAGTTTTTGAGTGCGTTTCCAACACGCCCACGCATAATACAGATTAAATGACTGTTGGGTTCGCAAACTTTACATTGACTTCTTTGTCTACTGTGTTTGCATATGGAACCACCACCGCAATCTTTACAACGACTTCTTATTTTTTTGTGTTCGCATCTGGAACCACCACCGCAATCTTTACAATGACTTCTTTGTCTACTGTGTTCGCATATAGAAGCACCACCGCAATCTTTACAAGAACGTCGTCTTTTATTGTGTTCGCATATAGAAGCACCTCCGCAATCTTTACAAGAACTTCTTATTCTTTTGTGTTTGCATATAGAACCACCACCGCAATCTTTACAATTACTTCTTTGTCTATTGTGTTTGCATATAGAACCACCACCGCAATCTTTACATTGAGTTCTTCTTCTACTGTGTTTGCATATGGAACTACCACCGCAATCTTTACAAATACTTCTTCTTTTATTGTGTTCGCATATAGAACCACCACCGCAATCTTTACAAATACTTCTTCTTTTATTGTGTTCGCATATAGAACCACCACCGCAATCTTTACATTCAGTTCTTATTCTATTGTGTTCGCATTTCAAATATTTTCCATCCCATATAACTATCAGATTTTTGTTAATATATTTTTGTTGTATTGTTCGGTCTTTTATATATCTAGGTAATTGGGAATATATTTCCATATTTTATTTATTTTTGTATTTATTTGTTTAAATCTAATCAAATATTTAAATTATTAAAAAATTTAGTAATTTTATGGTAACATTTATATTACATTCATACCGTAATCGTTCCCAGTAATACTGTACGTTCATCGCATTCATCCATTGAACTATGGTCATTAATATCACTTGGGTTTTCAAATACAATGTGTTTCATAGATCCAATATCATATTTATCATTTTTGTTATACTTCTTCAAATTGATATCCAATACAATAGGAATACTGATTTTGTCAAATCCATCCAAACTTCTAATTTCACGAATGATATACTTATTTCCATTGTACATACATTCATTTAGAATACCATTTTCATCCAAGTATTTAAGGTCATCCTCAACAAATTTTGACATAAAGAATACATAATGGTTAGGATTCATTTCGGGAAAACTATGTATAAAATATTTATATGTATCATTTTCAATAAATGGAATATACAAATTTACACAAGGAAATTCAGAAACACCTCCATACCCTGGAAAATAACGAATCATATATATAGTATTTTTTTCAAATTTTTCTGGAAGATCGTTTTTCATATTAATCTTATGGGATTCATTTTTAGTGGTTTTCCAAGAGAATATTTTTTTAATTCGTTTTAGTTTGGCACTATAATCGTCCCGCAATTGAAACATTTACAGATTACATAAATAGAAATATATAATTTCAATTTTATAAAGATATATTTATAAAATTCAAATGTTAATAAATTAACTTGGAATCATTCAATGTTTTATTCTGGAATCATTCTATGTTTTATTCTGGAATCATTCAATGTTTTATTCTGGAATAATTTATTTCCCATTTAATTTTTCTAGGTTTATATTTCCATGGTATACCTCCAAAATCTATTAAATATAAATTACCTTCTCTTTCGACAACATTTGACCAACTTATACTAGATAAACGTTTAATATGCCAATTGTGATTTAATTGTTTTAAGCATTCTTCGATTTTTTCAATATTTTTATGATTTTTGTGTGCCCTTCTTCCAATGTATTCTATAAATAATTCATTTTTTGTTTGGTTTACATATAATAATTTAGGAATAAACGGACAACTTCGCAGATATTTATATGTTATAAATTCATTTTGAAATTGACCGTTTCCATTCGGTGTTTTAGGATATATTTTTTTAATAATATTATTTTCTAACAAATAAACTTCTGAATCATAACACGCATTTAATTTTTTAACAGCCTTCAAATTATTATAGTAACTATATTCATCCAATTTGTTATTCATACATGCATTTGTAATTATATCTACATTTTCTTTTGTGGTATCCTGACCTATTACAGATTGATAATTTTTGACACAAGTATTTTTCATATTTTCTAAATCTTTTTTAATTTTTACTATATATTCTTCTAATGATTGGATATTTGAATTAATTGTATTTGATTGATTTGATTGATTTGATTGATTTGATTGATTTGATTGATTTGATTGATTTGGAGTTTGTTGAATATTTGTTGTATTAGTAGGAGTTTCTTTCCGTCGACTTGCACAACACATCCCAATAATTGATGGAATCATAATCTATTTATAACATATAAATTTTAAAAATAAATTATATAATTAATTATAAAATTAATTTTATAATTTATACAAACTTAACATCAATTATTTAAAACACATTATTATTTTTACAATAAATACCAAGAATTACTCCAATAATATTCATTGGGATATCAGTTAATTCATAATATACCCAATGCATTTTTTTATCACTTAAAATTTGATTGTCTTTACATTTTGATACATCTATTATATTTTTAACTACTGGAATATTATTTACATAATCATTTTGAATGGAATATTCAAATAATTCCCATATTATTCCCATAAAAATTATAAAATATAAGTTATTTGGGTACATATAACCCAGAATAAAGTTAAAAACAAGATGAGAAATTGACCACATATCACATACACGACATATTTTTTTACCATTTATTAATGGGTCTTTAAATTCTTTATTTTTACATCTATATATTCCGTATAATAATATACCAAAAGACATAAAAAAGCATATTATAAATATTTGGGTATGGTTTGATAATTTATGCATATTATATTTATCAAAGATATTATAATTTAATAGGAGTGATATTTTGATTACAAATTATACCAATTATACAAATTATACAAATTATACAAATTTAACACCATTACCTTTAACAACTTCACCGACTAGGACTGAATTATCGTCATCACATATATCTAATATGCGCGATACATAATTTTTATCAACAAATAAAAGCATACCTAATCCACAATTAAATACACTTCGGGATTCTTCAATATCCATTTGTGTTTCTTCAATTACATAATTATACCATTCCGGCTTAATCCAACTATTCCAATGGATAGATGCACATAATCCATCCGGCATAATTCTCGGAATATTTCCATAAAATCCACCACCTGTTATATGACACATACCATTTATTATAATATTTTTAAGACGTATATCGTTATATTCATTTAAATAATGTCTATGAGGTGCAACCAATTGCGTAAATACCTGTAATGGGTATACATTCACACCCTTATCCATTTGACGTATTAATGAATAACCATTCGTATGTGGTCCACTTGAATATAAACCAATTATATAATCTCCTTCTTTTATACTTGTCTTGCCATTAATAATATCACTTTTCCACGCTGAACCAATTATTGTACCAACAAAATCACGTGCGCCGTCTTTGTATGTTCCAGGCATCTCAGCAGTTTCTCCACCAACTAATGCACAATTTACGTTTTTACACGCAAATGCAACACCTGCAACAAATGATTCAACATCCGATGGTTCTATTTTTGAACTAGCATAATAATCCAAAAAGGCAATGGGTAATGCTCCTTTTACTAATATATCATTTACACTGTGATTAACTATGTCTTGCCCTAAACTAAATAAACCTTCCTTATTGTTCATATGCTTTAATATAAATTCTGTTTTTGTTCCCACTCCATCAATTGATGCGATTAACATTTCCGGATTTGGAATTTCACTCGTTTGTATTATACACGAGAAATCACCGTGTTTACTTTTAACCCAATTTTGTTTTGTATTCTCAATGTGTTGGGTAATTTTGTTTACAACTTCATCTCCACGTTCTATACTAACACCTGATTTTTCATATAATGACCCAGTAAATATGCTATGTGATATATCTTTTCGCCATTTAAAATCTTGCGTATTTATTTCATTTGTATCTGTATTATCTGTTTGGATAAGTGATATAATCTTTTCTACGTGTTTTGAATCATTACCTATTACCGCAATCATTCGTGAACCTTTGGATAGAACATATTTACCATCTTTTGATTTACGTTCATTAGTATCACATTCTTCGTCGTCTGGATTATAGGATACAGCACTTGCGTATATTATATTGTCATAGCACGTAAAATCTGATGAAAACCTGACAATCGTTTTTTGTGAATTTGTAGGATATCCGTTAGGAACAATATATTTACATAATGTATCGACATTATCATATTCAATCACTGGCAATCTTCTTCCGTATGATATAGCATCAAATATTTCAACAAGGTCAGTTTCCAATATACTTAATATATTAATTGATTCTGGATCACCAAATCGACAATTGTATTCGATAACAAATATACCATCATTACATTTCATAAAACTACCATATAATATACCTTGATATCCATTGCCACGATATTTATGGCGAAGTTCCATACATATTAATTCATTTAATTGTTGTGCAATCTTGACATCATTGTTAGATAAAAAGGGCATTGAATGGTCCTTATATGAAAGAGAACCCATACCACCTGTGTTTGGACCATCATCGTTTTCATTTAATCTTTTAAAATCACGTACAATAGGCATATGCCTTATTCCTTTTGATATGTTCCCTGAAGAGAAACTCATTAATGAGAATTCTTCCCCAATTTTACACTCTTCGATTAAGAATGCTTCATCTGATTTATGTAAATGAGTAATATGTTCGATCGCTTCATCCATTTTTTCATGGTCAAATATTGTTACACCTTTTCCGCCTTTTAGACCATCGCATTTTATAACAATGTTAATCCCACTTTGTGCGAGTGTTGCCATAAATTTTACAGCGTTGAGTAATGCATACATATCACATTTTGACTTGACACTTATAAACTTGGGATTATGACCTTCTAATCCAGTATTCATTAAAAGTCGTCGTGTAAATGTTTTGCTTGTTTCGATTTGTGAATAATCTTTAGTTGGACCTACACATCGAATACTATTCGCTTTTAATGCATCAACAACTCCATTTCCTAATGGTGCTTCTGGACCAATAAATGCGATATCAGTTTCAAGTGATTTACAAGATGATACAACAAAATCATTGTCCATTATATCACCGATAAGTGTTTTGCATACTTTCATACCAGGATTCTCATATGTAGATATACAATTCAATACGAGATTTTCATAATCTCCATTTCCATTATTATTTATAGAACTTCGTAAAAGTGCTTTAGAAACAGCGTGTTCTCTTCCACCGGAACCAATTATAGTTATGTTAACCATTGTGTTTAGATAAATTAATATATTATTTTTAAGTAATCAACACACCTTTGAAAATCAAATATATGAAATTTGTATAAATTCGGTGATTTTTGATTTTTTAAATGGCATCTATCCTAAATTATGGTCTTAAATAAAACGGAAAAAAAATATTTTTCAGTCTCAATGTTTTTCGCATTTTCTATTTTTGAAACCATATTATGGTTTCGTACTTTTCTAAAAATAAAATTCATTTTCTCAGTAAGGTCGAATTTCAAAAACGTCGTTTTTTCAAAAATTTCAAAGTTTTAAAAAAAAATTCGATCTGAAATTCGACCTAAAATTCGACCTTTTATGGTTTGCGACCTCAAAAATTAATATTAGATACATTACCATATTCAGTCTTAAAATAATGTTAAAAAAATATCATGAATTCTCAGTGTCAGGGGTTTTCAAAAAAGCGTGATTTCAACGAAATAAACTAAAGCCATGTGGAAAAACTTTTCTCAGGGACTTCTCAAAAAAACATTTCCCCCCCCCCGCGAAAACCATTGAGTCATTGTTTGTCCTTTTTTGGTCCGTTTTTTGTCCTCAAAATCTGAGACTGAAAATGGTTTGAAAATGACAAAAACCACTCCAAAAATCTGAGACTGACTCAGTGCGAATGTCCGTTTTTGGTCCGTTTTTTGTCCTTTTTTTGTCCTTTTTTGGTCCTTTTTTTGAAAAATAACGTTTATCTATTTTTGATTTAAAGACTGGAATTTATATATTTGTATATTATATGGTATTATATAAGTGTGAAAACTGTAATTTCTCTACAACACATAAAACCAAATTTTTACGGCACCAAAATCGTAAATATTCGTGTCTTGAAAATAATTCTCGGACTGAAAATGCTTTCAATGAAAACGAAAATGTAAATAATGAAAAAATGACTCAAAATGACTCAAAAATGACTCAAAATGACTCAAAAATGACTCAAAATGACTCAATTTTAGTGTCGAATTTTAATGAAAAAAGATCGAATTTTTCGACGATTTTCCAAAAAAAAGAAGAAAATTCTAAAGACGATAATTTACAAAAAATACAAGAAAGAAATGAATCGTGTATATGTGAATGGTGTGGTAAAAAATTTCGGAGATATTATAATAAAGATCGGCATTACAATATCTGCAAAAAGAAAAAAGTATCAGATAATTTGGAAATGTTGGATTCAAAATATAATGAACTAAAAATGGAATTAGAGAATTTAAAAAAATCTGGAATATCAAATGGTTCAAATGTAGGTAACAATAGTTGCAATACGACAAACACAAATACCACAAATACCAATACAACAAATACAAATACAACAAATACAAACACCACAAATATAATAAATATAAATAATTTTGGAAAAGAAAATGTCGATTATATAACGTCAGATATGGTTAAAAGACTATTAAAAGGTAATCTATCAAAAGTTATACCCCAATTGATAAAGAATGTTTATTGTAATCCAAAACATATTGAAAATATGAACGTATATGTTCAAAACAAGAAAGAACCATTTATAATGATTAAAAACGGCGATGGTTGGATATTAGAAAGCAAGAAGGATGTTATGTATACATTACGAGAAAATGGAAGATATCTATTTGATGACAGAACACACGGAATGGAAATGACAAACAAAGAACAAAAATATTCCGATAAAGTATTATATTATAATGATGATGAGATAGATATGGAACCAGTAAATATTGGACTTATTAATAATAAACAACATTTGCAAAAATTAAATTTTGTTTAATTGAACAATAAATATTATCTTTAAATTTTTCTATTTAAAATTATTTGTTTATTTATTTATATAAAAATAATTTTTATAATTAAATAATGAAATCGTGTATCATTATATTCGGAGCTACTGGTATTTTGGGAAAAGAATTAGTCAAAAATCTTGATAATCTTATTGAATATGATCCATCCTACAAAGATATAATATACCACGTACCAACACGAAAAGAATGTGATATCACAATATATGACAATGTTTATGATTACATCAATAAAATCCAACCTGATATTATACTACATTTAGCAGGACAAACAATGGATATTAATATTGAGGGTAAATGTTTGGATGAAAGTGATGCCCAAAACACTGATAAAATTAAAGATAATAAACAATATAGAAATACAATCCGACAAACAAATATTCAGGGAACATTAAATATAGTATCCGTCTGTGACGATAAAGATATAAAACTCATATACACATCAACAGATAGTGTTTTCAAGGGTGATGTTGGAAATTATACAACAGATAGTGAATTAAAACCAAAGACGATTTATGGTAAATCAAAATGTTGTGGGGAGATGATGGTATCAACTCTTCCAAGACACTTAATAATAAGAGCACCATTTGTGCGGTCATCCAAGTTTGAATTCAAATACGGATATACTGATATGATATGTTCTAGAGAATATGTTAATATAGTAGCACCCGATATTTTATCGAGTGCTTTATCGCATAAAAAAGGTATTATACATATAGTTGGAAGGACACAAAGTATGTATGATATTGGAAAATATACATCAAAAAATGTAATACCATGTAAAATGCCGGAAGATAAAAAGAGAGTATTATCACAAAATTGTTCTATGATGCATTGGTAAACAATGTGAAATTATTAATAAAATTTTATTATAAAATTTAATAAAATCTATAAATCAATAAATCAATTAAAATGTTGATTTATTATAATGAAAACACAAAAGTATATAATTAATCCAACAAGTGGAAGAAAAGTACTTGCGAAAGGTCGAGTAGGAAAACAAGTATTAAAAGGAGGAACCGAACCGTGTGAAGACGAAACGCAAGCAGAAAATTTTATGAGATTAGTTAATGAAGGTAATTATGCACAATTAAAGGCGAACTCAGACAAAAAAAAATATCATGACATAGTTTTAAGTAATAAAGATTTAAGTGGTAAAAATTTAAGTGAGATAGATTTAACACGTGCAAAATTACAACGTGTAGATTTAACAGGTGCAAATTTACAAGGTGCAAAATTACAACGTCTAGATTTAAGAGGTACAATATTACAAGATGCAGATTTAAGAGAAGCAAATTTACAAGGTACAATATTACAAGCCGCAAATTTAAGAGGTGCAAATTTAAGAGGTGTAAATTTACAAGGTACAATATTACACGGTGCAAATTTAAGAGGTGCAAATTTAACAAATGCCGATTTAAGAGCAAATAAAAATTTAGAAAATGTATATTTCGACGATGCCGATTTAACAAATGCCGATTTAACAAATGCCTATTTACAAGCCGCATATTTTATACGTACAAATTTAAAAGGTGCAGATTTACAAGGTGCATATTTACAAGATGCCGATTTATATAAAGCAAATTTAGAAAATACAAAATTACGAGGTGCCGATTTAAGAGATGCAAATTTACGAGGTACAGATTTACGAGGTGCAGATTTACAAGGTGTAAAATTAAGAAAAATAATTATTCCCAATCAAAATTTATATAAAGCAAATTTACAAGATGCCGATTTACAAGAAGCAAATTTAGACAATGCAAATTTAAGAGGTGCCAATTTACGAGGTGCAAACTTATATAAAACAAATTTAAGAGGTGCAGATTTAAGACGTGCAGATTTAAGAAAAGCAAATTTAAGAAAAGCAAATTTAGAAGGTGCAAAATTACATAAAGCCGATTTAAGAGAAGCAGATTTAAAAGAAGTCTATTTAAGAGATGCAAATTTAAAAGGTGCCGATTTAAGAGAAGCAGTTTTAACAAAGGCAAATTTAACATATGCAAAATTAAAAGATGCCGATTTAAGAAATGCCGATTTTAGAGAAGCAGTTTTAACAGGTGTAAATTTACAAAACGCAAGAAGTGTAGAAGGTGCAAAATTCGATGAGTTAATAATGCATGATTCGGAATATCTGATGTCAAGAGCGAATCTTGCACCAGGATTACCAGCAAGAGAACAATTTAAAGAATTACAAGATGGTCGTTTAGTAAGAATACAACAACGTCAACAAAATCAACAACGTCAACAAAGTCAACAACGTCAACAAAGTCAACAAAATCAAAACGTATTAAGTCAAGTATCAACTCCTAGATTATGTCGTTCAAATCAACAAGGTGGTTCAAAAAATAAAAAATAAAAAATCTAATTCAAAATCAAAAACAAGAAAATAAAATAATAAATCTTAATTTTAAGTCATCTATAAATCAATATTAATAATGTGTTGATTTATTATAATGAAAACACAAAAGTATATAATTAATCCAACAAGTGGAAGAAAAGTACTTGCGAAAGGTCGAGTAGGAAAACAAGTATTAAAAGGAGGAACCGAACCATGTGAAGACGAAACGCATGCAGAAAATTTTATGAGATTAGTTAATGAAGGTAATTATGCACAATTAAAGGCGAACTCAGACCAAAAAATATATCATGACATAGTTTTAAGTAATAAAGATTTAAGTGGTAAAAATTTAAGTTATATAGATTTACGAGGTGCAAATTTAACAAAATCAAAATTAGACGGTGCAAATTTAAGAGGTGCAATTTTATTGGGTGCAAATTTATCAAAAGCAAAATTAAGAGGTGCAGACTTTTATTATGCAATTATACAAAAGATAAACTTCGAAGGTGCAGATTTAACAGGTGCAGATTTACAAGAAGCAGATTTTAAAGGTACAAAATTAGAAGGTGCAGATTTACAAGATGCAAATTTAAGTGGTGCTAGATTAATAGATGTAAATTTAAGTGGTGCATTTTTACAAGGTGCAAATTTACTAGGTGCAAATTTACTAGGTGCAAGATTAGACGGTGCAGATTTAGAAGATGCAAATTTAAGAGGTGCTAGATTAATAGATGTAAATTTAAGTGGTGCATTTTTACAAGGTGCATTTTTACAAGGTGCAAAATTACAAGATGCAAATTTACAAGATGCAAATTTAAGACGTGCAAAATTACAACACGCAAATTTAAGACGTGCAAAATTAGATGATGCAGATTTACAATATGCAAATTTATATAAAGCAAATTTAATAGACGCAAAATTAGACCATGTAGTTTTAAAAAAAGCATATTTATTAAAAGCAAATTTAGAAAATGCAGATTTAAGATATGCAAAATTACAAGGTGCATATTTATCATTTGCAAATTTACAAGATGCAAATTTATATAGTGCATTTTTACAAGGTGCCAATTTAAGAGGTGCCAATTTAATAGATACAAATTCACCAAAAGCACAATTACAAGGTGCCAATTTAAGAGGTGCAAAATTAAGTAGTGCAGATTTCGAAGACGCAAATTTACAAGGTGCCGATTTAAGAGATGCAGAATTAATATACCCAGATTTAACAAATGCAAATTTAATAGATGCAGATTTAAGAAAAGCAAATTTAACAAATTCAAAATTAGAAAGTGCAATATTACGAGGTGCAAAATTACAAGGTGCAGAATTAATAAATGCAAAATTAGGAGGTGCAGATTTAGAAAATGCAAAATTACAAGGTGCAGATTTACACGGTGCAGATTTACGAGGTGTAAATTTATATCGTGCAGATTTAGAAAATGCAGTTTTAACAAATATAATGTATAATGATAGTACACAATGGCCAGTAGGTTTTACTCCACCTTCATCTGCACCTTTACCTTCACAACCTCAATATTATTTCGTAGAAATCATATTGACCAGCGAAATGTTAACGAATAGTGAATCAGATACTGGTAATGATAGATTATATGATAAGATTATTGATACAACTATTCAAAATTTAGATGAAAACCCATTTAAAATAATAGGTCAAACAGGAATTGATGCGGGAGGTATAACCAGAATGGTTCATGATCTATTTTTAAAAAGTTTTATAAATAATTTTTTTATAGATGATGATGGGAGTAAAAAATTAGGACAAGATGTTGATGTTGAAAAATTAAATCAAGCAAGTCAACGTTTAATTATTTTAACAAATAAAACAAAAAAAGTATGGGGTAGTTATGGAGAAGTAACACCAGGTTCAATAAATGTCATTACTATAAATAACGATCTTTTAAGAGTTTTATTAGCAGACAATGATATACAACATATCAAAGATAATACTAATAAAGATAAATATCATAAACGAACCAATTATGGACGAGAACATAATTATTTCGACAAACAAACAATGCAGAGTGCTTTAATGATACAACAATATCTACCAAGTGCAAGTCTTTCTGGAGCAAATCAAAGATATAACAAAGTACAAAACTATCATAAAAGTCGACAACAAGGTGGTCCTTCAAATCAAGAAAAAGCAAATATGTTATTAATAGCATTTTTAATTAAAAATAGTTTCAGCAGTTATCAGCAATATGAACGTATGCGTGGTTGGATACAAAAATATTGGAACCCAAATAAAACATTATTTACAAATAAAATATCTTACAAAACAGAAATATTCTTTGAAAGAGTAATAATTGAATATAACAATCAAGCAAAGAAAATTAAATTATCAGAATTTATGACAAAAACAGAGACTGAAAAAAATGCGGTATATAATGATTATAAACAATTGAGATTATTTATTGACTATTTAAAACATTCAGATGAATATAGAAAGAATTTCAATATACTAGTAAGTGGTTCATCTATATATCAAGGAAAATTACGAATTATATTAAATGAAGACAATAATGTGAATTTATTTCAAGCATCTACTTGTGGGAATTATATATATATATTTAACAATGATTTGAGTGATCGTGATGTAGAATGGTTAAATTACCATATAGACGATGAAATTAAAAAACCACGTATACAAGGCGGTGGTTCAAAAAATAAAAAATCTAATTCAAAATCTAATTCAAAATCAAAATCAAAAACAAATTCGAAATCAACATCAAATTCAAAATCAAAATCAAAAACAAATTCGAAATCAACATCAAATTCAAAATCAACATCAAATTCGAAATCAACATCAAGTTCGAAATCAAAAAATCAAAAATCAAAATCAAGTTCGAAAAAATAAAATCAAAAATCAAAATCAAGTTTAAAATTTAATAAATCATAATTTTAAATAATCAATAAATCAATATTAATAATGTTGATTTATTGTAATGAAAACACAAAAATTTGTAATTAATCCAATAAGTGGAAGAAAAGTCCTTGCGAAAGGTAGAATAATAAAACGCATAATGAAAGGAGGTAGTGCAGAACATCTATTATCGTTACTAACAGAGGGTAGACCATATATCGAAATAAAGGATGAATTAATGCAATATTCGAAAAACCACCGATATGAGAGAATAGATTTAAGTGGTGCAAATTTACAAGGTGCAAATTTAAGAGAATTACAATTAAGAGGTGTAAATTTCAAAGGTGCAAATTTACAAGGTGCCAATTTAAGAGATTCGGAATTATTATCTACTAATTTAATAAAAGCAAATTTACGAGGTGCAAATTTAAAAGGTACACGTTTAGGAAACACGCCATCAAATCATACACGTTTAACAAATGCAAATTTACAAAATGCATATTTAAAAAATGCAGATTTAGAAGAAGCAGATTTACAAGATGCAGATTTAAGAGGTGCAGATTTAAGATACTCAAATTTAGAAAGTGTAAATTTACGAGATGCAAATTTAAAAGGTGCCAATTTTACACGCGTAAATTTACAAAATGCTAATTTATCAAAAGCAAAATTACAAGGTGCAAAATTAGAAAGTGCAAATTTACAACATGCAAAATTCCAAGGTGCAGATTTAAGAGGTGCAGATTTAATAGGTGCACATTTAGAAGAAGCAGATTTACGAAGTGCAAATTTAACAAATGCAAATTTAAGAGGTGCAGATTTAGAAGGTGCAAATTTAAAAAATATAAAATTAAAAGGTGTCAATTTAAGATGGGCAAATTTACAAAATATAGATTTAAGTGGGTTAAATTTAGAAGGTGTAAATTTAGAACGTGCTAATTTAAGTGGTGCAAATTTACAAGGTGCAAATTTAAAAGGTGCAAATTTAGAAGATGCAAATTTAGAAGGTGCAAATTTAGAAGATGCAAATTTAGAAGGTGCAAATTTAGAAGATGCACTTTTAGAAGGTGCAAATTTAGGACGTGCTAATTTAAGTGGTGCTAATTTAACAGATACAGATTTAACAGATGCATTTTTATATGATGCAATTTATACAAAAGAACAATTAGAAACGGCATATTTAAATAACACCCAATTAAATCCAGACCGTACACTTCTAATTCAAAGAAATAATCTTGCAATGGGATTACCAGCAAGAGAACAATTTCAAGAAACACAAGATGGTCGTATAGTAAGAATACAACGAAGTCCACAAATTCTTCCTATCCCCATTCCTCACCCAAATGAATCAAATAACCAATTAAATAACCAATCAAATAGTGAATTAAGTTCTGCAAATACACAACAATGTTATCAGAGACAACAACACGGTGGTTCACAAAATAAAAAATCAAAATCAAGTTCAAATTCGAAATCAAAAAAATAAAAAATCAAGTTCAAAATCGAAATCAAAATAAAGTTCAAAAAAATAAAACAAATCTTAATTTTAGATAATCAATAAATCAATAATAATAATGTTGATATATTATAATGAAAACACAAAAGTACGTAATTAATCCAGTAAGTGGAAGAAAAGTACTTGCGAAAGGTCGAGTAGGAAAACAAGTATTAAAAGGAGGACGAGACCAATTGCCCCAATCACACACACAATACCACAACGAAGATTTACGTTTAACAAATCTATCCTATAAAACTTTTGATAATAGAGATTTAAGTCATGCAAATTTAGATTCTAAAAATTTAACCGGAGCATTTTTTCAAGGTGCAGATTTAAGAGATGCAAGTTTAAAAAAAGCAATTTTAAACAATGCAACTTTATATGATGCACATTTAGAACGTGCAAATTTAACAGGTGCAGATTTATATGGTGCAAAATTACATCGTGCACATTTAGAAGGTGCAATTTTAAAAGATGCACAATTACATAATGCAGAATTACAAGGTGCAGATTTAAGAGATGCAGATTTAAGAGGTGCAATATTACAAGGTGCAAAATTACAAGGTGCAAAATTACAAGGTGCAAAATTACAAGGTGCAAATTTAACACTTGCAGATTTATACAATGCAACATTTGAAAATACATCTTATAATATGAAAACAAGATGGCCTGTTGGATTCAATCCAGAATCTGTGGAAGAACTTAGATCAACAGATAATCAAGGTCCAAATCAACAAGGTGGTTCAAAAAATAAAAAATCGAAATCAAAATCAAAATCAAAATCAAAATCAAGTTCAAATTCGAAATCAAAATCAAGTTCAAAAAAATAAAAATAAATCTTAATTTTAAATAATCAATAATAATAATGTTGATATATTATAATGAAAACACAAAAGTATGTAATTAATCCAGTAAGTGGAAGAAAAGTACTTGCGAAAGGTCGAGTAGGAAAACAAGTATTAAAAGGAGGAAAAGACGGAGGATCCGGAGGAGACGAAAGACCCGGAGGATTATTGAAAACATTGGAACAATGGTGGAGTCCCGAACACGAAAAAAAACAAGAACCAGCACAAATACCAGAAAAATTACAAAGAATCGCCCAAGCTATTAAATATAAAAAACAAGATTTTGAATCCCAAACTAAAATTTTTGATAGATTTTTTGGGTATATAAAAAACAATAAAAATTTAACAGATATAGATTTAAACCATAAAGATTTAAATTTAGACGGTATAGATTTAAACTATGCAGAATTATATCGTGCACATTTAGAACGTGTACAATTAAGCAACGCAAATTTAAGATATGCAGTATTTAAAGAAGCAAATTTAACAGATGCACGATTAAAAAATGCAGATTTAAGAGATGCAATTTTAGAACGTGCAATATTACAAGGTGCAGATTTAATAGGTGCAAAATTACAACGTGCAGATTTAAGAGGTGCAAATTTAGAAGGTGCATATTTAGAACGTGCATATTTAGAAGGTGCACATTTAAGAGGTGCACATTTAGAAGGTGCACATTTAAGAGGTGCATTTTTACATGGTGCATTTTTACAAGGTGCACATTATGATATGAATACAATATGGTCTGATGGATTCAATCCAAAAGAATATGGGGCAAAACTTACATTAACTAAACCACCACCCCAACACGGTGGTTCAAAAAATAAAAAGTTCAAATCAAGTTCAAAATCAAAATCTAAATCAAGTTCAAAATCGAAATCGAAATCAAGTTCAAAAAAATAAAATAATAAATCTTAATTTTAAATAATCAATAAATCAATATTAATAATGTTGATTTATTATAATGAGAACACAAAAGTATGTAATTAATCCAGTAAGTGGAAGAAAAGTACTTGCGAAAGGTCGAATAGGAAAACAAGTATTAAAAGGAGGATTCGTGCCTGAACCCGAAACACCTGCAGAAGAGTTTATGAGATTAGTTAATGAAGGTAATTATGAACAATTAAAGGCGAACTCAGATCTAAACAAATATCAATACATAGATTTAAGTGGTAAAGATTTAAGTGGTAAAAATTTAAGTTATATAGATTTACTACAAGCAAATTTAACAGGTGCAAATTTAGAAGGTGCAAATTTAACAGGTGCAAATTTACAACATGCCAATTTAACAGAAGCAGATTTACAACATGCCGATTTAACAAATGCAGATTTACAAGGTGCAGATTTACAAGATACAATTTTAACAAATATAATAAATGATCCTTCAACTACGAAATGGCCTTTAAGATATAATGTTAATATAAACGTGTCACAAGAAACACCACGCTATAATTTTTTAAGATTATATAATAGTAAAGATTCTAAAAAATTAGAGGCAAACTCTGTTAAAGGTTTGTATAAAAACATAAAACTAAATGGTTTGAATTTTACTTCTGAATTAAGCTTAAGCAAATTCGATTTTGAAGGTACAAATTTCTCTGGTTCGAGGTTTACAGGTACAGATTTTAAAGGTGCAAATTTAACAAATGCAAATTTCTCTGGTTCGATGTTTTTCAAGGTAGATTTCGAACATGCAAATTTAACAAATGCAAATTTAAGTAAGGCAGAATTATACAACCATACAGATTTAACAAATGCAAATTTAACAGGTGCAACTTTAACAGAAGCAATATTAAGCAGTGCAATTTTAAACTACGCAGTTTTAACAGGTGCAAAATTAGTAAATGCAAAATTACAAGGTGCAAAATTAACAAAAGCAGATTTAACAGAAGCAGATTTATATAACGCAGATTTAACAGAAGCAACTTTAAAAGGTGCAAATTTAACAAAAGCACAATTATACAAAGCAAAATTAACAAAAGCAGATTTAACAGAAGCAGTTTTAACAGGTGCAATATTAAGACAGGTAAAATTACCAAATGCAAAATTAAATTATGCAAAATTACCAAATGCAAATTTAAGCATCGCATATTTAAAAGATGCACAATTATTCCAAGCAAATTTAGAAGGTGCAAATTTACAAGGTGCATCTTTCGAAAATGCAAATTTAAACTCCGCAGTTTTAACAAATGCAAATTTAACAAATACAAAATTACCAAATGCAAAATTACAAGGTGCAAATTTAACAGGTGCAAATTTAACAGGTGCAGATTTAAGAGGTGCAGATTTAAAAGGTGCAGATTTAACAGGTGTAAAATATGATATACAAACGACGAAATGGCCAGAAGATTATCGTCCACCCCCACAAGCACAAAAGAATACAACACCGTGGTACAAAAAAATGTTAGGACTATTTGGTGAAAAACCAATTAACCCCCAACGAGGTGGTTCAAAAAATAAAAAATCTAATTCAAAATCAAATTCGAAATCTAAATCAAGTTCAAAATCGAAATCGAAATCAAGTTCAAAAAAATAAAATAAATCTTAATTTTAGATAATCAATAGATCAATAATAATAATGTTGATATATTATAATGAAAACACAAAAGTACGTAATTAATCCAGTAAGTGGAAGAAAAGTACTTGCGAAAGGTAAAGTAGGTAAACAAGTATTAAAAGGAGGAGTAAATCCAACAGCATTAGCACAACCACCTGTCCCCCGAATCAACACTACATCTGCCTACCAATTCAATCCTAAAAACGTTAAACATGTCTTAAATATTATTGAAACAATTATTACTCTACAACAAAAATTAATAGGTGCAGATTTAAGACAAATAAGAGAAGAATTAATAGAAAAAAATTTAGAGGGAATAAATTTAGATTATGTAAATTTAAGTGGTGTAGATTTACGCAAAATAAACGCATATCGTACAAGTTTTAAAGAAACAATATTAAACAAAGCAAAATTACAAGGTGCAATGTTAAACACTACAGATTTTAGGTTTTCTTCTTTAATAGATGCAAATTTACAAGGTGCATTTTTACAAGGTGCAAATTTACAAGGTGCAAAATTACAAGGTGCAAATTTACGAGGTGCAGATTTACAACAAGCAGATTTACAAGGTGCAAAATTACAAGGTGCAGATTTACGAAGTACAAAAAAGATTACAATATTACTCGGTGCAAATTTACGAGGTGCAAAATTACAAGGTGCAAAATTACAAGGTGCAAATTTATCAAAAGCAGATTTACTACATGCAAATTTAGAAGATGCAAATTTAGAAGGTGCAAATTTAGAAGAAGCAGATTTAGAAGGTGCAAATTTACAAGGTGCAAATTTACAAGGTGCAAATTTAACAGGTGCAAATGTAGAAGGTACAAATACCGAAAATATGAAATGGAGTGACAAGACAATAGACCCTAAGGGAAATTTCATGCCAAATATGTAGAATAATTTAATTATTTTTTATTTTGTTCAACAATTGTTTTATAAATATATTTCAAACAATTATTGCTAGTTTTGTCCAACATTTGAATGATTATATTACTAAACATAATATTCTGCGGTTCATTAATTGGATAAAAGTGTGTATGTATAGACGAAAGAATTCTATTTCTGTAAAACATCCATCCATATTGTCCTATGGATAAATGTTTAATTTTATCATTTGGGTCCTCATCCGATTGAAAGAATCTCCACCATCCAAAATCATTACAATCATCAAATACATAAGTTCTATATTTTATTGCAAGGTCTTCAAGTGTAGCTTGGTCAAAGTATCGCGTTAATCTTGTAAAATCTCTCCAATCATCAACAACGCACGGATGATTAAAGAATATCATACCTGCATTGTAATATCCAAATTTATCCGTTTTCTCTCTTTGAATATAATGCGGAAACAAACCAATATCATAATTAAATAATTTTCTATCAAAAATCTTGAATATTGGTGCTAAAAACACTATATCCGCATCCAAACACAAAGTAGATTGATGATGTTTTAATGCTTCCGAAATAATATTAGGTTTTACTTCAGTCATAATTTGCATAGCTGCTGATTTACCCATTTCCAACGCACGTTGCCATTTTTGATTATTATCTTTAATATCTGTATCACCTTTTCTATCAAGAGTAAAACGTGTTATCCTTGTATTCATATTACCAAAGTTATTTTTAATGTAATCCTCCGTTTTATCATCTCCACACGCAATATATGTTGTAATATATGGATGATATATTCGAATACTCGTAAGAAGAAGTTCTAAATCAGGTATAGTATTATCAGTCGATATCGTACAGAATGACATCTTTTGTGGAAGGGTTTTAAGATGGTTAACAGTTTCAATTGTTGTATTAAAAGAACCTTGTGGACTACCATTTCTTTCATACCATTCACGACAATACAACGACATCGCTTTCCATTTATCTTCAGTGCATTCCGCTATAATTCGTCGAACATCTTCCGGTGTTTTAGCATAAAAATAATGCTTACCTTCAACAAGTTCATCAACATATGTGGTATTTACACTCGGAGTTATTATGGGAACAACACCCAATGCCATTAACTCGATTTCACGATTACATTTCATTCCGAACCCAGGAAGACACAAACCAAACTTGGAACGAGATAACAAATTTAAATAAGTCTCCTGATTATACTTGTTTTTAACCCCATTCCACGGTGGAGCGTCCTCACTCATTTCAAATATTTCCGTTGAACCGCTCCAATCTTGGGTTTTTCTCATTCTTTTTTGTTCGCTATTTTCAATCTTACCTATGAAAATACTTTCAATATTTCTTTCAGAATATGATAAATGCGGTTTCATATAAATGTTATGTAATGTAGTCGGATGTCTTCCCCAAAATATCCACGGTGAATTTATTCGACCATTTACAACAGGAATCGGATTCCCAAATAAACCAATATTATATTCAAGATCCTTATCCAACCAATCAAGAGTAGGTCTGTCGTATAATAATATATCACCGACCTTGTTAATCCACACGTAAGGTGAATCAGTATATTCAATCTCACATAACCCTAAACTTCCCCATCGCATAACAAGTTCTCTAAAAGTATCGTTACAATGGTTATGTAAATCACTTTTGGGACGAGGTTTAGGGAAAAAAACCTTTACCATTAAATAATATTATTCAATAACTTTTTAAATATAATTTTTTAAAGTAATGTTATTAAATTTCAATAATATAATAAATAAAATTAAAATTAAATCAAAGTAAAGTATAGTAATATTTAATTTTTATGGTTTAAAACATTGTGGAATTTTTAAATAAATGGATAATTTATTTATAGTAAAACTTTACTCGTTGATAATATTATCTATAATTCCTACGATAATATTTAGTATATTAACATATTCACAAGATTGGTTTCGAAATTTAAGTATTCTAAATAATGATAAGTTTTTATGTTCTTTAATAGTGATTGCTGTAGGATCATATTTGATTTTGTTAATTAGAAATTATTTTAATTATTGTGGAAAAGTAGAAAAAATATTTATGCCATTATTTATATTATCAATAAGTTGTCTTTTAGGAACATATCTAACAACGGTATTTGAAACACCTACCCCAGTAATAATGTGTATTTCGATAATTATTACTATAGTATTACTTGTATTTTGTATTATTACATTTTTAATAGCGGAAAAAAGAATTCAATTATTGATAGCATTCATAATAATATTAATATTGGATTTTTTAATTCATTTTAGTATTGTCGACACACTTAAAATTAGTGAATTTTTAATAATATTAATCTTTTCGTTAATCTTTTGCATTTATTTCAATATAACAATTAATCGATACTATGTAGCTCACGTAATGAATCAAGAAGGGAATATAAATGGTGATATGACAACTAAAACAATAGGTGATTTGTTCATTCAAATGTATGCACCTTCATGTGTAATATTGAATGAATATCATAATAATTATTATGAGAATTATTCTTCACATCAAAATAATCAAAGTATCCAAAATAATCAAAGTAATCAAGATAATCAAAATAATCAAAGTATCCAAAATAATCAAAAAAAACCTAAGAAAAAAGCATATATAAGTGATTGTCAAGGATTTAATGTACAAAAACAAACAATTTAAAATTTATAATTTACATAAAGTTTTGGTATTTATATTAATTATAATGGTTGAAAATAAAAACAAATTATCAAGCGATGATAATGACGAAATTATGACACTTCTTCAGGCACGACTAAAACTCGGACGTGAAAGATATGGACATGGTGTCAGAGTTAATGATGATACCACACAATGGGGAACGCCGACAAATGATTGGGAAGAAATGGCAATGGAAGAAGTACTAGATGGTCTTATATATGCGGCGGCTGCAATTATTCGTTGCCGAAAAAGAAAAACACAACAATAAATAAATAAAAAATAAATAAATAAAAATCAAAAATATTTGTTTAGTATTAATAAGATGGATATTTGTATAAATTGTCCTCAATGTGGAAATCAAAACATATATCATATATTTGAACTATATCAATCAACTATCGTAAATTTTATATGTAATTATTGTAATATATCATTCAGTCATACAATAAATCCTATAAATGTGAGTCATAATGAATGTCAAAGAGAATCACACTGTTTACCGATATGTATACCAATACCTTGTAGCATTTTATGAAAAAATAAAATCAAAAATGAATAAGATTAAATAAAAATTAATAAAAATTAGAATAAAAATTTAAATTTTATTTTATTCTAATTTTTTACATAACTACATCAGATTTGGTTAGTAGCTTTCCAAAATGCTCGGTATTCTCAAAATCAACACTTCTGCGAGACCAAGGATGAGTTGTAATTGTTTTAACCATTTCAATATCTTGGCAAATATGTTCCTTCACGAAATTTTTCATCTCAACACAATAATGGTCATAAGATGACCGCAACCTCTCCAGTGCAGTATAATCATACTTATCACGATAATCCTGATTATGCCGAAGCGAAATCATCTTAGGATGACACCACAAATATTTAAATAGTTCATTTTGCCTTTGAATTCGATTCTTTGCATTTTCGTCGTGATGGGGATTAACATTACGACCAGCTTGATGAGCAATTTCACAAAGAATTGGGTGGGAATACTTTGTATCTTCCATAGGAATATAATCCTCCATCAGACTCTTAATCACATCAATATTAGCATCATAAACATTATTAAGAATCTCAACTGCAATATCTTTTTGAGGCATTTGAGGCGTTTGAGACATTTCTCGTGTGTTGTAATTTACATAAAATTACAAAATTCAATTTTTATAATATAACACATCCCCTTGAAATCACTCCTATTTTATATTTATTCCATTTTTTTTGCGATTTTATACTATGGTATTTAAAACTGTTATAATTATTTTTATAAATATTATCTAATATTGCTTTATTACCACCAGGATGTGTATCTATTAAACTAGTTACATTATAAACAATATTATTCGAAGTAATAATGATATATCCTTTATTACGTAAATTATCAATTACATCGGGGGATATATATTTTGAAAACATAAATATAGATATATCTATAATTTTATTTATACATTTTTTTTATATTATTTTATATTATTCTACAATAATATAAAATTGATTTTTTAATTATTAATTAATTAATATTGTAATGATTCGCAATCAACTTGCAGTTGTAAAACAAACACAAATTCCTAAAATACTTACATCAAATATTGTGAAAATACTAAAAAATATAATTAAAAATAGTCCCAAAAAAGAGTATTTTGATGGAGAAAATGTTCTTAAAATTAATCAGAGATGTTATTTAATGTATTTTGATTCTAATTTCGATAAGCAAACACCACATTATCATATTGGAAATCCTATGAACTTTGAGGATCTCTATTCAAATGGTGGCGGAGAAAGAAATCTATATGGATTTAGTGACACAGGTATTGGGTTAAGAACTCCTTCTCAAGATATTTATATTAAACCCAATTCGTTGTGCCATATTCATTTTCCAGGTAGTCCTCCTACAATTCATCAATTTTATGGCATAAATTCAAATCGAAATGGGACTTCTTTGTTCTCAATTCATAATAATAAAAAGATTGAATATGGAAGAAAGAATATGGAGACATATACAGTATTTTCTAAAATATAAATATAAATATAAATATAAATTAAATTTATTCTGATTCAATTGGATTAGATGAATTTGGAATATTTGTGTTGTTAGATTTATTCTTTTTTTCAATATTATTTACTCTACTATTGTATGTTAATTTATAACATTTATAACAAACTTTCAAATTAGTATTAAAAACCTCTGATATTAAATATTTATGTTTTTTCATACAAATAAAACAATGTTCTTTACAAAATAGGAGATTATTTACAAAATCTTCTCGTGTTTTTATTTCGTTCTTCCGATATAATTTATCACTAATTTTAAAACATTTTTTACATATAGTTTTTCTAATGATATCATCATATACATATTTTTTCATTTTTTTATAACATATAGGACATAAACCGTCAGTTAATTGTACATATTCATTAGAACTATTTGCAATATGTTTATACTTTAAATCTGCAGAAATTTTGTTTCCCATAATCAAACTTACAAAATAATCTGATAAAACTTACACAGTAATTTATTTTTGACAATTAACTATAATACCTGTTGATGTTTTTATCAATGACACTTTCTTAAATATTTTGAAATCATCTTCTTTTAAATTAAAAGTATTTATATTCCATAATTGTATTAATAGAATTCCATTATTTTTTAACATATCATATAAATTTTTGATATTATATGATTTATTATTGTATATTTTTTTGTTATTATTTATATTTCTTTTATAGCCGTTTTCAAGATATAATGTATCATCAAATATAATATTGTATTTCTTCCCAATATTGTATTTCTTCCCAACACCATTTTTATTGTATTCTGTAACAAAGTCAATTATATCAGCATTAATAATATTCAATTTATTAGTTATTTGAGTATATTTTTCCATCCGTTTATTGTTAAATAATCGATTAAAAATATATATAACATCTTTATCATATTCAACACAATCAATATTTTTAACATTAGTTAAATTTTTACTTATATACATTGGACATGTTCCTAAAGCCAATCCAAATGTTAATATATTTACATTCTTTTTGTTTTTTATTTTATTAATTATTATTTCTATTACTTTTTGTAAATAAGTGTATACGTTATCAATATCAAATGTTTTATAATTAATAATAGAGTCTTCGTGTGAATTATGAAGTTTTAAATAAAAACTATTATTTTTTAATATTTTGATATCATTCCGTTGTAAATATAATTTAGAGAATACTTCACCAGTTAAGGATGTATACATAATTGATTTTGAATTTGATTTATCCATATTAATAACATATATAATTCCTTGACATAATTATTGAGTATTTAAAGTAAAAAATATATATTTTGTTATAATATGCTCAGACAACTAGTATCACACCGTGTTTTGCGACGAAATTACAGTTCTTTAATGAGTAGCAGTGAAGCATTAGTAGAAACTCTCAAGGCACACAATGTTCGTAATATATTTGGAATAGTAGGTTCCGCTTTTATGAACCCACTTCATTCATTTCCTACAGCAGGAATAAAATTCATATCAGTTCAACACGAGCAAAATGCAGTACATATGGCAGATGGATATGCAAGAAGTACAGGAAACTGGGGTGTATGTATTGCCCAGAATGGACCAGGAATTACAAATATGGTAACCGGTGTTGCTACGGCATACTATGCTAATAGTCCAGTTGTATTTATCACTCCACAAGCATCAAACAAAACAATGGGATTAGGAATGTTTCAAGAGATAGATCAGATGCCCTTATTTTCCAAGATTACCAAATACCAGGTTCAGGTAAATGACCAATCCCGAATAGCAGAAGAGTTATCAAATTGTTTTCATTATTCACGACTTTATAATGGACCAGCCCAATTAAATATACCAAGAGAATTTTTATATGGAGATGCAATGACATACGCGATTAATGGTCCTAAAAATATAAGTATTAAGACACCTGGTAATCCATCACTTGTTAATCAAAGTGTCCAAATATTATCAAAAGCCAAAAATCCTATGATACTTGTTGGAGGTGGAATAAATACTCCGTTATCACGGAATTCGGTTATTAAATTTGCCGAAAAGTTGGGTGCTGGAGTAGCAACCACATATCTTCATAATGATTCATTTCCTTGCGACCATCCACTATATTGTGGTTCATTGGGGTATATGGGTTCGCAAGTAGCAATGAATATGATGTCATCAGCAGATGTGGTTTTCGCTGTTGGAACAAGACTTAGTAAATTTGGATTACTTCCACAATATGGTTTTAATTATTGGCCCGAAAAAGCAAAAATAATTCAAGTTGATATAAATGCCGATGCAGTAGGAAAAACACGTGATGTAGATATTGGTATAATCGGAGATGGAGGTATAGTATGTGAACAGATGACAGATATGGATGATTTTAAAAATTTAAATAACAATTCATTAAACGAAAGTAATTTAGAAAGAATATCTAAATTAAAAAATGAATGGAATGAAAAACTTACTAAATGGACAGATAATTCGGTTGAACATGATGGTCGTATTCCTCCTCGTAAGGCACTCAGAACACTAACAGAATCACTTCCAGACAATTCAATTATAAGCACTGATATAGGTAATATATGTTCTCTTGCAAACAATTATCTTAATTTTAAATATCCAAAGAGTTTCTTAGGAGCAATGACATTTGGAAGTTGTGGTTCTGCATTACCTACCGCAATTGGTGCTAAAATCGCAAACCCAGAAAAACCGTGCGTAGCAATAGTAGGTGATGGAGCTTGGGGAATGAGTTTCTTTGAATTAATGACAGCAAAGAGAGAGAAAATACCAGTAATAGCAGCTGTATTTAGTAATAAACAATGGGGAGCAGAAAAGAAAAATCAAGTTATATGGTTTGGAAATAGATATGTTGGTACAAATTTAAAAAATCCAGACTTTGCGAATGTAGCAAAATCGATGGGTTGCGAAGGATTTTTATGTAAAACAGAAGATGATATCAAAAAAGCAGTTGATAATGCATTAGAAAACCACAAATCTGGTAAAAGCACTGTTATTGATATAGAGGTTTCTAGAGAATTGACCGATCCTTTCAGAAGAGATGCTATGCAACTTCCAAAAAGATATTTAGATGAATATTACGAAGATAATGTAAAATCCGAATCTTTATCTGGACAACCAGATGATATGTATAGATGATATCTTACTTTTCATAACTATACATATGATGAACGTTTCCCTCCATTTGGGCGTGAATGCTTCGTATTTCCATTCGAAGTTCATTTTCTTCATTCAACATTAAATGTATTTTTTCAATAGAATTTGCCCCGATATCCTGAAATCCGTGACAAATACTTTTTCTAATGTATGGAATATATTTCATAATGCTACCCTTTCCGATTACTTCACCCGAAACACCTTGTGCAACGTGAATTGTAGGATGTTTACCATTTAAACCATTTAAACCATTTAAACCATTTAAACCATTTAAACCATTTAAACCATTTAAACCATTTGAACCATTTTCAGAACTTAGATATCTATATTTAGACCTATTTGTCATAGCATCAACACTTCCCATTCCCCGATATTTTTTTAAACGAATACCATCTCTAAAGAAATAATCACCGGGTGCTTCATCAGTTCCTGCAAGAAGTGAACCTACCATTACACACGATGCTCCCAATCCCAATGCCTTTATAATATGACTAGAATTTGCTATACCACCATCTGCAATTGTAGGTATTCCAACCGAATTTGCATATTTAGATACATGATATACAGAACTCGCTTGTGGTCTTCCAACACCACAAACCTCTTGTGTTGTACATATTGAACCACTACCCATTCCTATACGTAATGCATCAACACCAGCATTAATCAATATTTCCGCTTGTTTTTGTGTAACAACATTTCCACCAATTACATCTATTTGTGGATAATTCGATTTAATATATCGAATAGTATCAATTTGATATTCAGAACAACCCTGTGCTGAATCAACAATTATTGCATCGGCACCAGCATCAATTACTGCATCAATTCTATTTCTATCACCAGTGTGTGTTGATATAGCGGCACCCACCATAAGATGTTTATTTGTATCAACAGTTGCCAGTGGAAACTTTATCCGATTTTTGATATCTTTACGACATATCAGTGATACTAGGTTATATGATTTATCAACAATCGGAAGACGACTCAATTTATTATTTCTTAATATTTCATAAGCATTTTCAAGACTTATACCATCATACCCAACGGTTAAATTTTTAGTCATAATTTCATCAACATTTAGATTATTATTTGATACAAAATCTATATCTCTTTTACTTACCATTCCAATAAGTTTAGAACCAATCATTCCATCTTCTGTAACTGGAAATCCAGAAAATCCTTTTGTATCTTGAATTTGTAGAGCTTCTGATACAGGTGTATCCTTACTTAAAACTATAGGTTTTACAATAAAACCATTGTTATATCTTTTTACTTGTTTAATTTGTTGTACTTGTTCATCAATCGAATTATTATAATGTATAAATCCCATACCGCCATTTAATGCAATAGCAATTGCCATTTCTGATTCAGTAACGGTATCCATTGGAGAACTAACAATAGGTGTGTTTATTTTAATATTTCGTGTAATATTAGTCTTTAAAACAACATCATCAACATCAAAATCAATATACCCCGGTAGAAATATTATATCATCATATGAGTATCCAGTTGTACTTTTTTCAAAAATTTGTTTTGCCAAAGAACCATTTTTTGAATCCATCTATATCAAAATATCATTATTCTTTATGTAAAATCCAATATGTAAAATCCAATGTGTAAAAATCCAATATGTAAAAATCCAATATGTAAAATCCAATGTGTAAAAATCCCAATGTAATTATATGTCGTTACAAATATGAATCGTTCACAATACAATCGATATATTCGTGAATTACGTGCTGATAATAGTAAAATACGAAAACAGATATATGATATGAAACGTTTTAATAGAAAAACAGATTATTATATAAAAAATAATATTACATTTATCGAATCAAAAAGGAGAATATATGATAATATAAAATTAAGTCATGAAGATATACAAGAGAAACGTGAAAAAGTTAAAAAAGAAGAGAGAATACAAGAATACAAACAATATTCACAAGGTGTAGATGATTTAATGGAAGAATTATCAATGATACGTGAAAAAATTGCGGCAGTTAGACGAAATATTGGAAGAATGTATGTCGACAATTTAATTCCATCCCAAAAATACTAGGAATACTACGAATACTAAATTTCAAATTTCCAAGGGTAATATTTATTGGTAATTTAATTATTTTTCTATTTAAAAATTGAACTTATTATTTATATATAATTTAAGGAACTATGAAGCAAACTGAAGTATTTTCTTTGCTCTGGAAAGTTGTTGATAGTAAAAAACGTGCATTATATAGTGCTGACCCTACGAAACGAAAAACGATTTCTTTCAGTATTCGTCAAATGAGTAAGGGTATTGAAGCAGCCCAATCTCATATGAAAGGATTGTTTCCACTAGGGACAGAAGAATGGCCTGAAAGTAAATGCAAGATCGTTAAGGATGTTAAAGGTGTTGGAAAAGGAATTTGTAACAGAATCGATGAAATTTATAATACTGGAACACTTGCAGAACTCGATGAAGTCGAGGTAGAAGAGGAGAGACCAGAATTTATAGCAGCAAAGGAACTTGAAAATATATTTGGAATAGGACCTATTAAAGCAAAGACATTTGTAGACGCTGGATATCGTACAATTGAAGAACTCAAGAAAGGTCATATGACTGGTAAGATTAAACTTACCGATCAGATGATAATTGGAATTAAATATCACAAGGATTTTATGGTGCGAATTCCACACGAGGAGATTATAACGATGGAAAAAACAATCCAAGAAATCGGAAGGAAACTTGAATTGAAAAAGGACCCCAAAACGAACAATTCATTATATGGTAATATATCAATAACAATATGTGGGTCATACCGAAGAAGACTACTAACATCTGGTGATATTGATGTAATGTTTACTTGTGTCAATAAACCTACTATCACTGTCAAAAAGGCATTTAAAGAGTATATTTCTATGATGAAAGAAGTTGGATTCCTAGTTGATGACCTATCATATGGAGAAACAAAGTATCTTGGTGCGTGTAAAAATATAAATGTAAAAGAATCAGATAAAGCAAAAGTCAAGGTTCGTAGAATAGATATTTTGGCAGTTCCATGGAAGAGTTATGCTCCTGCAGTAATGTATTTCACTGGTTCAAAGAAGTTCAATATTGAATTCCGAAAGAAGGCATTGGAGAAGGGATATACAGTCAACGAATATGGAGTATACAAACTTGATGGTGGAGTGAAAAAGATTGAAGAAAAATATCGTGTTCCGGTAATAAACGAACAAACAATGTTTGACCTTGTAGGAATGGATTACCTTGAACCTTGGGAAAGATAATACTATTTAACAAATTTTACGCACATATAAACGATTTCCCATTATAATTATAAAACTCTATATTATTATTTTGTATATTTTTAGTATTTTTAATTTTCTTAAACCATTTAATCAATTCCAATAAAATATTATCTTGTTTATTATAACAAAATTGTGGTATTTGAATACTATTATATTTATTTACAGATATATTATAAGCAGAATCATCTATTAAAATTGTATTTTTCTTTTTGAATATATGTTTGAAATCTTTATGTTCAAATAATAAATCAAGTGATTTTACAGTTTGATAATTATAACGATTAACCTTGTACTTTTTTTTAGTAAGTTGATTTTGATATATACAATGTGTTTTTTTAATATCTAAACGAGCAAGTATAAGATTTATTTTATTCTTATGTTTTTCTGAAATTAAATTATCTAGTACAGTATTGACATATCCTACATTTCCTACACTCCAAAACCCTACATTAAAATTATCAAAACAATAATTCAATAAATCATTTACATGACGACGAAAGAATAATATAAATTGTTCATCTTTTAAATTTAATTTAACCGAATGTGTATTTTTTGGAACTTTTATATTTACATCAAAATTAAATATACTTTGAATTAATGTTTGATCCAAATCAAATATTATATTTATTTTATTGGCTTTGTGCATTATATATATACACATATAAAAAATTTATATATATAAAAAATTAATATTCTATACATGGATCGTCATCTACAAATTGTTTGATATTATTTTCCAAGTCATTTATTAATATACGTATACCCTTATTTATAGGTCTATTTGCGTCATCTAATCCACTTGATATTCGGAAATCTATTGCTTTCACATACTCAGGTAAAATATCTGTTGTATATCTATGAAAAATATTTTTATTAATAGCACATACTTGTCCAATTTTTCGAATACCGCAATTAAAAAATGATTCGGTTAATATACCTGGCATATTAGTACATTTAATATCAACACCCCAATGTGATGCTTTTTCTGGTTCTGGTTCTGGATCTCTATCCTCTATATCCATTCTTGCAAATATACAATCTCTTTTATAACCAGTTATTAATAGTATAGTTATAAATATTAGACTATTGCATATACATGAACACGCTTTATATCTATAAGCATAAAATTTTCCATCTTCAAACCCAGTTCTGAAATATGCTGTTCTAACAAGATTAAATAATCTAAACATACCCCAACCTCCTGTTTGATAAGGATTTCTCTCTTTTATTATATCACTAAGTCTATTACCAACATATGTTACGTCAACATATTTATATATCTCATCCCAATTCCAGTCACTTATAACATGTTCCTCTAGTAATTCATTATTACGTACATACGATGAGGCGAGTGGTATTTTAGATTTTAAATTTTCTTTTATATCTTTAAACATACTATCATCTTTATATTTAGGTATTCTACCCATTTTTTTTTCATTTTCGCTATATCCATCATAATATTTATTAAATATATCTTCTCCAAATTCATTTTTAATTAAAAACAGTTCTTTAAGCAAAACCTTTCTATTATCTACAAAACTCATATTATCCCAATATATACTAGGAGTATCTGCTCCCGACAACCACCTAAGAGAATTTTTTATTATTGTTTCTATATATTCTTGTTCTTTTATTTGAATTATAGATTTTCTTTCCCTTTTTTTATCATGAAAACGTTCATATCTTTTATTATCTGTAAGAAATGTAAATTCGTTACATCTCATTATTATTTTAGACATTAAAAAATCAATATATAAATTAGCATATATAAGTGCTAATGGATGTTTTGTTTTATATAACTCATAATAAAATCTCGAAATATTTACTATTTCTTTAAATACATCATCTTTAATT